CACAGAATTTGACAAGACAGTTAGTACAATCTCAGAAAAGTTAGACGAACACGGTTTACACATCGGCTCAGATAAAGAAGATACCGTGACTACAGTCGATACAAATGGGGTCAACGTTAAAAAGTCGGATGGCACATTATTAGCTAAATTCGATAAGGTTGATAGCATGCTTGCTTACTTAAGAGTTGTTGAGTATCTATGCGCAGGCGCTCATCGTTTTGAAGCGAAATCAACTGAAGCAGAAATCACAGAATTTGTTAACGGCTCGATTAAAACAGCCGAAATTAAAGCAACAGTGATTAACTGGATTGGAGACATAAAGACATATGGTAATGCTTAGTAATGATTGGCAAGTGGTCACAAAAACAACACGAACACCTGGTGCTGCCGAAGTTGTTTATGAACTTCAAGCAAGAATAAATTCACAGTATCACAGTATTGAATTAAACCGTGATTATGTTGAAGTTAAAGTTACTTATACATTCAACAAAGGTTATATCTATTCAGGAACTTGGAACTTTACAGCGACTGGATGTTCTGATGTTTCTGGTGGTGGAAGATTAGACGGAAGTGGAACATTAATCAGTGGTGGGTTTTGGGCCTATCATGATTACAATGGAAACTATTCTACAAGCATCAATGCAAATCTAAGTTTTTATTTTAGCGATGCGGATGCATCTTTAGAAAAAAACATTGAGCTACCTAATATACCACGTGCAAGTACGCCATCTTGGAAGAATGGAAAGAACCATGTGAAACTTGATGGAACAGATACGCTTACATTAGTGTTAGATAAAAAGGTTGCGGCCTATCGACATTCACTTGTTTGGGTAGTTGGTAACAGCGGATACAAATGGCTGAATACCAATGATATTGATACAGAATATATATTTAAGCCTACAGAAGAGATGATCAAGTACGCTACTGATACAAAATCTGTATATGGATATCTTGGAGTCGGAACGTATTCTAGTGGTGCTCCAAACGCCACAATGATTGGAGCAATGAATATAGCTTTTTTCATTGATTTACCTGAAGAAAAATATGGTCCATTAATTAAAAATCCTTCGGTAAATGAGTATGGTAATACAAATATTCAACAAGATAAAGTTTTTAGATATTTATCGAAGAAAAAATTATCAATGAAAGTTGAAACGAGAGGATATTCATCTATTAAAAGTGTATATGCCGTTCACAATAAACAACAATTTCCATTTATCCCAAATGATGGAATATATACAGTTAATTTAGAAGGTCTTAACGATGGTGATGTTCAATTTGTAATTGAAGATAGTCGAGGTTTTAAAGCGACGCAAAAATGGCAAGGAACGTATGTTCCATACTTCTATCCGACAATCACAGAGTTTAGCGCTGAGCGTGACAATCCAACTGTTAATGATGGATATGCTAACGCAAAGGGTACATTTTACAACGGCGAAAACAATGTCCTAACGATAACGGTCAAAGATGATGTTGGACATAGCGTGAATGCTACAAGCCAGTTAGCTGGAAATGAATTTACGCTGAAGCAACGTATCAATGGCTATTCTTATGACAAGAATTTCAATTTAACACTTTCAATCATAGACTCTTACGGACAGTCAACCGAAAAATCATACGTATTGACTGGTAATTTGTGGTCTATGATCTTGGGAAAACTTACAACCAGTGTTCACATGTTATGGGTGAGAAAGAATGGTAGCAATCCATGTGGCATATACAACGAGGGTGACACTTCAACACTTGGAAAAACGTACGCAAAAGGTGGCTTGGTAATTGGTGGTGATGATACATTTCTTGTTAAACGTTTTGGTGCATCTGGCGCACGAAAAACATTTAACGCAGCTGTAAACGATAGAGAAGATGTACGTATCACAATTACAGCGCCGGATGGGTATAAGACGGTAGGCGTTATACAAGCCTACACAGACTATAGATGTAGTGTTTCGCTGTATAACTTTATAAACGGGATGGCATATTGCACGGTTTACAATTCTAGTGGTTGGGCAAATACTCCTATTGGTGCAAGTGTTGATGTTCTGTTTTATAAATGCAAATAGGAGGTGACAAGATGATTATTGACGGTAAAAAGTTTACAGAGATACAAGACAGCAATAAAAGTGTTGTCACATTTCAGAGAAAGGTTTTTGAAAACTTAAAGCCACTAATGGACTCATTCGATAGTGGCGTGATCCATGAAATAGCATTTGACGATGAAGACATCACACGGAAGATGTACTCAGAACCTATGACGTTTTCAAAGAATAAAGACGGTTACATGATTTCGTTTATTTTGACGGATGTACCACAAAAAGATATTGATGCTATGTCATACTATGAAACGAAAGATATGGTGAAGCAACATTTACAAAGTACTGATATTGCTACAGTTTATAAATACATTAAGTATCTTGATAAGTGGACTATTGGTTTAAAATGTCAAAAAGACATGCGAATTGCATACAATAACGTTGTATATGTTTCGTTAAGCGAACACATAGCAGAAGATGGTAAAACACCCGATAAAGCATTAGGGCTTTATGTCATTGCAAAGAATGACGGAAGCGGAAATCCTAAACCACAATATCCAAACTGGATAAAAGGTAAGGAATACAATGCAGGTGATATTGTTATACACAAAGGCATTTTATGGGAATGTACATGGAACAATAACGCAAGAGAACCATCTGAATTAGCACTTGGATGGAAGAAAAAGTAAATATTGCTATTAAAGCGACTTAAATGGTCGCTTTTTTAGATAGAAAGAGGATGAATTATGAATGAAGATTTGGCGTTAACAACAGAGCAGTTAGAAGAATTAAGCAACAATAAAGCATAGAAAGTAGAGGAATAATTTATGGGATATTCAGCTTTAACTAATGTAGCAATCATGAGTCCTAATCATTCAGGATCACGCTACAATTCAATTTCAAAGATTACTATTCATCATATGGCTGGTAATCTTTCTATCGAGACGTGTGGCAACGTCTTTTTAAATCCAAATAGACAAGCGTCATCTAACTACGGAATCGGTTCAGATGGACGTATTGCTTGCTATGTCGATGAAGAAAATCATCCGTGGACATCCGCTAACTGGGATAACGATGATCGTGCAATCACTATCGAAGTGGCAAATAGCGAGACTGGTGGCGATTGGCCAATCAGTCAAGCAGCATACGCTTCTTTAATTCGTTTGTGCGCAGACATCTGCAATCGCTACGGAATCTATCCTTATTACGACGGGACACCATCTGCAACATTGACAGAGCATTGTATGTTTGTGGCTACAAATTGCCCAGGTCCTACAATTCACTCAATGCAAGTCAATCACGTTATCGAAAATGACATTCGTACCGCTATGGCAGGTGGTGCAGTTACGCCACAACCAACACCAGCGGTGAGTGGAGATGTGGAAGACTTAGCACGCAGAGCAATTGCAGGTGAGTTCGGAAATGGTGATGCAAGACGTGCCACATTAGGCTCAATGTATGAAGCTGTACAAGCACGCATTAATGAAATCTATGGTGGTATTCAAACTACTCCTACATATAGCCTTGATGATGTCGCTAGTCGTGTTATTGCTGGCGAGTTTGGTAATGGTGTAGACCGTATCAATGCGTTAGCTTCAGCAGGATATGACAATGTGGCAGTACAACAACGTGTAAATGAGATTCTTCAAGGTACACCGTCCTCAACACAAGGTGACATGAGCGTTATAGCTGAAGCGGTCTATCGTGGCGACTATGGTAACGGCCAAGATAGAATCAATGCTCTACGTGCAGCAGGGTATGATCCGGATGAAGTACAGCGTGAAGTAGACCGAATTTACTACGGACTATAACAGGAGGTGGTTTCATGCATGAAGGAATCAATCCAGTTTATCTTAGTCTTTTAGTTTCGCTTCTCGGTCTAGTTGTAACAATTTGGAGTGTTAATGCAACAATTCATAAGGGTAACAAAGACCAGGCTAAAGAACTTGCTGAGGAACTTGGCAAGATGAATGCGAATATCGCATACGTAAAAGAAGGTATTACAGATTTAAAAGCAACCACCAGAGACGTAAGTAACCGTGTTATGTCTCTGGAAAACAGACTTGCGCAAACAGAAACATCCGTAACGTTTCTAACCGAACGAATCAAACAAGTAGAAGAAAGAAGGGAAAGGGTATCTAAATGAAAGACAAACAATATTGGTTAAAGTGGGCGAAAGCCGCAACAAGAAGAGCATTAAAAACAGCAGCACAGACATTCGTTGCTACAATCGGCACAACTGCAACAATCGGTGCAGTTGACTGGAAACTTGTATGTTCTACATCAGCATTAGCGGCTATTTTATCTATCGGAATGTCTTTTGCAGGTCTACCAGAAGTAGATCCTAATAAGACTGCCGAAGAAGACTTGAAGTAATTAAAAGCCTACTCTCTTAAGTGAGGGTAGGCTGTTTTTTTGTGGCACCCAGTTTGGCACCATTCTATTATAAATACATAAAAAATTATAAACACAGACAGTCATAAATCGCTAAAAATAGATAAAAATAACATTCATCATTAACCATTATATATATGCCATTGATTCTCATCACTCGCTCCATTAACTTATTAGTCCAAAGTCAGGGGCTTTTTTTTATACCTTTTTTACCTTTTTTGTGTAAAAATCTATATATTTTAGTATTTTTTTATTGTCTTTGACAAAGAGTTTTTGCTCTTTTTACTATATTTTATGGTGTATTTATTGCTATACTATATACAGATGCAATAGTTTGCATAGTTTCAATTGGGGAAACAGGAGAAAAAGAATGAAGAAATTAAGTGTATTATTTTTAGCGTTAGCAGTGACATTTGGATCTGCTGGTTGCACAAGAAAGACATTATCTGACATTGTTAATGAAAACAATGGAAGTACAGAAAACAATGGAAGTACAGAAAACAATACAACAACAGGAACAGACGATAGCTACCATGAATATGAAGTTGGAGATACAGCTCAAACAATGTTCTTTGACTTAACAGTGTTAGATTATTTATCTTCAACAGATATTAACGGAATAAAACCAGAAGCTGGAAAACAATTTGTCGGTGTTAAGCTTAGTGTCACAAACACATTTAATAAGGATATTACAATGTACCCATCAGATATCATTATCGAATGGGATAAGTTAAGTGCTGATGATCCGGGTGCAGCAGGACCTAATTCTTATTATGATAAGGATGCTATTTTTAATGAAGAGTTTGAAAAAGAATATACATTGTCTCCGGGAGAATCTAAAGAAGGTGTTCTAGTATTCGAAATTCCTGAAGGTATAACAAAAGTAGCAATTACAACACAGGATATTTATGTAGATAAACAAGGTGATGAACATAAAGGTGATGTGTATATTGTTAACATTGATTTATCCAAACAATAAAACAACTAAGACTGAGTTATCCACTGAGATAGCTCAGTTTTTATGTGAGAGATTAGTTGAAAATAAGATCCTTTCCGATATGCTATATATAATAAGGGAGAAAAGACATGAGAAGGTTTATGCCAGGAGATATCATTCAACATTTTAAAAGAGAGACAGTTGAAAAAGATGGGTTTCAATATTTATATGAATATATTGGAGAGGCTACACATTCTGAATCACGGGAGAAGATGGTTGTATACCGAGCGTTATATGGAGATAAGGGGTTGTATGTTAGACCGTATGAGATGTTCATGGGGGAAGTGGATCACGAAAAGTACCCAGAAATACGACAAAAATACCGTTTTGAAAAGATTTGAGCAAAGTGTAATTTTCAAATAAAATAAAAAATTCACAAATTAAATTGATAATTTTTGTTATTTTATTTGTACTAATTAGTATAAATTAAAAACAAATATAAATAAAAATGACAATTGTATAAAATTAAATAGTTTAAAAAAGTGGCTATAGATAGCCACTTTTTTACATCTTCTAGTTTCCGGACAACGTAAAATTAAAAGTATATACAGTAAATCCTTAAGAATTTATAAAGAGGATATGCGTTGACGGTCAATTTGCATGGTGATATTATTTTTTCATCGGAAACGCGAAAGCGCTTTCCACAGTTTCAAAGCCAAATAATTCAGGGGAGGAAAGAAAACTTTTATGAAGAAATTATTTGCGGTTATGACTTCTGCAGTCGTAGCACTATCACTCGTTGGTTGTGGTCCTAAGACGAGCAGCACAGGCGGAAGCTCTAGCACAGAATCAACAGTTTCAAACGCTGATAAGCCATTAGTATGGTACAATCGTCAGCCATCTAACAGCACAACAGGTGAGTTAGATAAAGAAGCATTAAACTTCAATAAGGATACTTACTATGTAGGTTTCGATGCTAACCAGGGTGCAGAATTACAGGGTAAGATGGTTGCTGATTACATTGCAGCTCACAAGGATATCATCGACCGTAACGGCGATGGTGTTATCGGTTATGTATTAGCTATCGGTGACGTTGGACACAACGACTCTATCGCTCGTACAAGAGGTGTTCGTAAGGCTTTAGGTACAGCTGTTGAAAAGGATGGCGCTGTCGATGCTACTCCAGCAGGAACAAACACAGATGGTTCTGCTACAGTTGTTAAGGATGGTAAGGTTGGCGACCTCAAGGTTCGTGAACTTGCTTCTCAGGAAATGAAGAACTCTGCAGGTGCTACATGGGATGCTGCTACTGCAGGTAACGCTATCGGTACATGGTCAGCTTCATTTGGTGATGAGATTGACTTAGTTATCTCTAACAATGACGGTATGGGTATGTCAATGTTCACAGCATGGGCTAAGGAAAAGAAGGTTCCTACATTCGGTTACGATGCTAACAGTGATGCAGTAGCTGCTATCGCTGAAGGTTACGGCGGAACAATTTCTCAGCATGCTGACGTTCAGGCTTACTTAACATTAAGAGTATTACGTAACGCTTTAGACGGTGTTGATATCAAGACAGGTATCGCTACAGCTGACGAAGCTGGAAACGTTCTTGAAGAAGGCGTTGACTACGTATACAATGAAGCAGATCGTTCATTCTATGCATTGAACCTTGCTGTTACAGCTGATAACTACAAGAACTTCATGGATGCTACTAAGACATTTGAACCAGTATCTAAGGAAGTTAAGAGCGAAACTAAGAAGGTTTGGTTGGACATCTATAACGCTTCAGACAACTTCTTAAGCTCAACATACCAGCCATTACTTGAAAAGTATGATGACTTACTACACTTGGATGTTGAATACATCGGTGGTGATGGCCAGACTGAGTCAAATATCACAAACCGTTTAGGAAACCCAAGTCAATATGATGCGTATGCTATTAACATGGTTAAGACAGACAACGCTACATCATATACTTCACTCTTAAAGTAATTCAGTAAGATTTTCTAAGAGGCTAGCAGGTAGGCTTTTGAAAACCTGGTAGCCTCTTTCTAAGTAGTTTGTAGTTAACCATACTGCTTATGATTTTTAGTTAAACAGGGGTAAATCAATTATGTCAGAAAGAAATGACAATTTAATCTTGTCGATAAAGGGCATGTCGAAATCATTCGGCAGAAACAGAGTACTTGATCACATCAATTTAGATGTGAAACCCGGCTCAATTATGGGTCTCATGGGTGAAAATGGTGCCGGCAAATCCACTATGATGAAGTGTTTGTTCGGTACATATCAAAAAGATGAAGGAAGTATCTTCCTAGATGGAAAAGAAGTAAGTTTTACTGGTCCAAAAGATGCGCTTGAAAATGGTATTGCGATGGTTCACCAAGAATTGAATCAGTGCTTAGAGCGTAGTGTTATTGATAACCTATTCTTAGGACGTTATCCAGTAAACTCTTTAGGTGTTGTTGATGAAGGAAGAATGAAGAAGGAAGCTTCTGAGTTATTCCGTAGCTTAGGTATTACAGTCAATTTGACACAGCCAATGCGTACGATGTCCGTATCTGCTCGTCAGATGTGTGAAATCGCAAAGGCTATTTCGTATCATTCCAAGATTATTGTTTTGGATGAGCCTACATCATCATTAACAGAACCAGAAGTTAAGAAGTTATTCCAGATGATGCGTAAGCTACGTAGTCAGGGTATTTCCATTATCTATATTTCTCATAAGATGGATGAAATTTTTGATATATGTGATCAGGTGTCTG